CTTTGGCATCGCCAACTTCTTTACCCATCATCATTTTGCTGTATTTAGCCATGTTAGCCTCGCTTCTGTGCGGCAATCTTTGCCAAATTACGACCCATAGTTTTCATGTCAGAGTTGGTTTTACCCTTACCCTTACCTGTTCCGCCCTTTGTTTCTTTGACAGAATGACCGCTGTTAGGAAAGATGTGAACATCAGTCTTACCCTTTTTAGCGACTCCGTCTGCTGATTTTGTATATGCCATGTTTAGCTCCTATGAAACTGTTACTGTAACTGTACCAACAAATGCCGTTGCAACCAAGTAGTTAGGTGTTAAATATTCATCAAAACCACTAGCTCCACCAACCGGATTCCAACCCCACTGGATGTCCCGTGAACCACCAGTTAAATTACCTGCCGCATTCAATCCCGCCGTCACATACGTTGTGTCTGGTCGTGGTTGATACAAAGCCTGCGGATCATAAACAGGATACATACCCAGCTGCAATTGCGGCTGATCTGGATCCCAGCAAGCATCACAAACCTTTAGCTGATAAAGCTTGGTCTTGATGACCTCCATCTTTAACTGCTTTAACTTGTAGCGCTGCCCACACCGATCACATTCGGCAATAGCATATTTACCGGATGCAAACGGTGTTGCCATTAAGTACCACCACCAATGAACGCTATACGAGGCACCAACCTCAATGTAGCCTTCTCGCGATCTTCTTGAGCCGCTAAAGCATATTGTTCGTCATAGACCCGCTTAAGCATATCCAGACGGCCCTGCAGTTCAGGCACCTTCATGGCTATGTAGTAGGCTAGTCCGGCTACTACGCATGGTAGGAATCGGAAATTCATATCGGATGTCTGTATACCAGCGCCAGCGTCTTGGATGCGGCGCATTCTGTAGTACACAAACTGATATTGCTGTGAGTTATCAGGCGTAGGCCACACTGTTACAGCGGGTAACTGGGGCACAAACACCGCAGTTCCATCTGTCTGCGCTGCAGCTGTTGTATTGTTCTGGCCACGGAATACGCCGCCCAGCACATTACCACTGATATAGGTGTAGTAAATGTCTTCAGTGCCTAAACGAATAAACCCAGACCCAGCTAGTCCAACCACCGAACTAAGCGTGATTGATGTGTCGGTCGATGTGATGTTGCCACTAAGTACAATATCAGTGGGATTAGTTTCACCAGAAAGACGCTGAATCCACACTTGGATCGGCCTGCCTTGAACCAACTTGTTAGGGATCGTTGCATAAGTTGAAACGCTGATGCGGGTAATACTCAAGTCTGCCTGAGTAGATGCGTTGTTGGCTTGCGTTCTAATCACATGATCTAGCAAGTCAATCGTATCTGTAGGCAAAGCGTATGTGGCCAGTCCCGGAGTCAGAGTAATTGTCCCTGTCTCAATCGTCCACATATTGATGCCGCGATTAGCCCACTCAATCGTCATCAGGTTAAGAGAACGGCGCGCTGTGCGTAGGTCATAACCTGTACGCATTTCACGGCCAGCTCTCTCCCACGCCTCTTCAGCGAGCTCGGTGAACTCCATGTTAAAGGCTGTGGTTCCTGTAGTGGTCATAGATCTTCACCAATATCAGCTTCTTCTAAAGCCAACTCTTCAAGAACTTCTTCTGTGCCGCATGTGCATGGGCCATCTTCATGTAAAGCGCAGTCTTCTGTGTGCATTATTTTTTCGCAGTCTTAGCAGAGTTAATAAATGCTTGAGCCGTAGGTGCACCCTTAGAGCCGGGCTTACGCATCTTCTCTTTAGAGCCAGCCGCAATACGTTTCCTCTTGGCGTTAATGTTGGCATACAAGCCAACAGGCCCACCATCAGCGTACTCGGTAAAGTCGGTGTCATCCCTACGCTCTTTGCGTACACCTTTGGGCATTTTTGAGGCGCGCATAGCGCCCATTCCACGGCTAGCCATCATGATTTAACACATCTTTCCGCGAGTCTTACCGCGCTGGGCAATACCATCGCCACGTTTAGATGCAGTCAAACCACCAGACTTCATGCCAAACATTGCTTTAATACGTTCATTAGCAGAACGTTTATCTGTTGGTCCACTACCTCTTCTAGCGCCTGAAAGATTTGTTTCAATGCTTTGTTTCATGCGTTCATTTGCAGACATTTTAGATACGTCAGCCGGCATTTCAGCAGATTTACCACGACCGGGTTTTCCTGAAGGCATTTCGGCAGACTTACCACGATTGATCATGCGAGCCATATCACTGCCGGTATCACGAGGCTCTGATTTAGATGCTTTGGGAGCAGCCTTTGCAGCAGGTTTAACAACCCTGCTAGAACCGGGACCACCAAAACCTTGATCTCCAGACTCAGTAATTTTGCCTGAGTCGTAGGCGCCTTCAAGCATAGCGCGCTCTTTTGCAGTACCTGCATTTGGCCTATATCCCTCATCTTGAGGTCTACCAACAATATCAGACCCTGCCGAAATTCTGTCTTGAAGATCGCGGCTTCGTTCCATTGTGCGTCTATTAAGCTTGTCATCTTCCTCATCGGCAGAGCCAATGCTTACTTTACGAGGAGAAAGCATAGATCGGTTATTTGCTTCTTCCATTGCGTCAACTTCGCCGCCGTCTTGGTAACGTCTTTTCATAATTTACTCCTTAGCAAGCGCCGCCGCCGCGCTTCATTACAACTTGAGTGCCTTTGGTTTTGCCTTTAGTAGCAACGCCATCAGCTGCTTTTGTATAGCCGCCTTTTGAATAAGCCATACCACCCATATTTAGCTTGGTCATTGGCTGGCCTTTGTGCAAACGGCCTTCGTGTTTGTTCACGGCCTTTTGCATCATCTTTTTGTCCATCTTTACATCTGCATGTTTCATATCGCCACCTTTTGCAAATTTACGGCCTTTGTCGGCCTCATTAAAATCCTTACCCACAGACTGTGGGACGCCTGCTTTCTTAGCAAACGCTGGGTTGTGAGCCACCGCCGCCATGAAATTGTGTTGAGCTTTACTCTTGCTTGGCATTATCGCCCTTGCCGAATAAGCTGGTCAATCTTTTCTTCAAGCTTGTTAAAGCGTTGGTCAATGTGACTTGTAATGCGGTCAACTTCTGCTTGAGTAACGTTATCACGGGCAACCTCCTCACGGGTTTTGTTTAAAAGAATGGTCACGCGAGCAAGCTCACGAAACTTTTCATTCACAATGTAGGCCATAACTGACACTAACAGTGTTAGAGTGGCCGACCAAACTGTATTGAGATCTAGCATTTCCATTTCTTTAACGCTTTATTGATCCGTGAGTCTGGATCTTTTGCCGTCTTTTCGCTGGTTAACTTCTTTTTCATGCCGCCCATCCTCGCACAAAAAGAGTCCTTGCGGGAGCCTCCTTCCGGCTGGGGAGGTTTCAAATTCATACCTTGCTTTTTGGCGGAGGCGCGTCCCTTGGCATTCAAGCCACCAGTTGGACTCTTTCCCTCTTTCCTCTGCCATGCTGGACTCTTAGCCATAGAACACCGTGATTTTTGCGTTTGTAGGCAAAGTTATGTGAACATCTGTATAAAACAAAACGCCCTCGCCGGGTACCGTAAACGACAACGGATTTGTTGGCGTAGTAGCAATATTAAATTGCAAACGAATAGGGCCACCAGAACCACCGTCACGAAATTCAATATCGCCAGCAGTACCACCAGTCAAAAACTGATAGCCTTTAATCCTAGTACGGCCAGAGACCGCCGTGCCAGTTGCCTCTAAATGAGAGGCTTTTACGTCTGTCTGCATCATAATTAATCTCCTTAAAAATGGGGGCCGAAGCCCCCTAGACTAATTAGACTTGAGTGGGGTTAGCCGCGCCGTCAGAGCCTTTAACGACGTACACGCATGTAATCGTAGCAGCGCCGCCACTGGCTGTACCAGCGCAAGCGTAGATTGCTTGAACAACTAAGTCAGTTGAGCCAACGTTCAAATATGTACCGATCTGTGCGCCTGTAACAGTTGTAGTTGCGCGGCCCACAGCCAAAGGTGTAGTTGTAGCACCACCAACGGTAGCCAAAGAGTTACCAGCAGCAGTTTGAATGGTGATTGTGTTACCAGTCGTACCAGCGTAAGCGGTGGTAATGTCTACAAAAAACTCTATGATTTGTGCGCCAGCAGGCAAGACAAATTCTGTAACAGCGGTGGTGTCGGCTACAGTGGTCAGGCCAGTCTGTGTAACAACAGTTGCGCCCATGTTGCGGATCGTGCCAGCAGTGGTGCCAGTAGTGTTTTTAACCGTGCCGAGCAGCCAAGGGCCTAGGTGTGATGCAAATCCCATGATATTTCCTTACATACAAGTTAGGCGCATCAATCTGTATGTCGTCAGCCGGGACTGTTTGATGCACCGGAAAGCCCGGATTGAGGTCAATATACACCAAAAGAAAAGGGGGCACAAGGCCCCCCTTCAAATATTTCCTAAGAAATATTAGGCTGAACCGGGTGAACCAAAGGTACCCAATGGATCAGACCAGCCGAAGCTATAACGCTCACGGGCTTTGTAACGAACGTTACCTGTGTCGAAGTCACCGTCCATCTTGTTCTCCAAAGGAGAGCGGATGAAATGCTTCAGACCGTTAGGCACATCAGTAGTCAAATACCAGCCGTTTGTGTCGGTCAGGTAGTGGTTAATGGTGTAGCCTTCAGGGATTGAACCGTTGTTCTTCAACGCGTTGATATCGTTGTCAGTTGTGCCAACGCGGAGGCTGGTTTCTAACAAACGAGTTGCAACGAATTGCAGAGCTGGGGGAACAATCAATTTCTTGGGCTTAGCAGCGATCAAAAGACCACGCTCGTCTGTCCAAGCAGCGATTTGAATAACGGCGGCTTCCAAAGAAGTCTCGTTCAAGTCAGCGGCTGTAGAAGGACGATTGCTGTTAGTGCCACCAGAAATCAGGGGGTGAGCAGTGCTGAACAAAGCAACACCGTCGCCACCGGGGTAGGCTGCGCTGAAACCGTTGTTAATAACGGCGGCAGCTTTAACCTGCTTGGTGTAAGCCATAGCGCGAGCCAATGCTTTGGTGTAACGAGCAGACAATGAGTCATACAAGTTATCTTCCACAGCTTCTTCAGTGATGGAGAAGCCTAAAGCGATGGTTTCGTGGTTATAGCGAGTTGTCCATGCCTCTTGTGCATTGTCATAAGCGATGGCAGAGCCCTCGTTCTTGACAGGTGCAGCAGAGAAGCCAGACAGCTTGGTCTCTTCTTCGAAGG